TTTTGTTAAATCAGACGACGGGCCAAACATAGACGCCCTGTTTGTGGACGAGGCGCAGGATCTGTCTACCCTTCAGTGGTCCATGGTCGATGTACTGAGGAAGAAGCCCCGCATACAGGTGTTCACGGGCGATGACGATCAAGCCATCATGGGATTCCAGGGTGCGGATGTCGGGGCGTTTCTAAACGCGACAGAGAAAAAGACGGTTCTTGAGCAGTCGTACAGGGTTCCTCGTTCAGTTTGGCAAGAGGCCCAGAACATCGTCTGTCGGATTGAGGGCAGAGCGCCGAAGACTTGTCGCCCCAAGGATGAAGAAGGCAGCGTCCACGTTCACCAGAGCATTTGGGATGTACCGTTTCATGAGGGCGAGTGGTGCGTCATGGCGCGAACGAACCGCATTGCGTCTCAATATGCTCAGGCTCTTCGTGCGGAAGGGTGGGTCTATAGCCGCAACGGTCACCCCAGCATTCCGGTTAAAACATACGAAGCACTTCACGATTGGGAGGAATGGGCCAAGGGAGAGCCGCTGACGCCCACCAAGATAAGAAACGTCTACGCATTCCTAGAAGTCGATAAAGGCTACTCACGGGGCCATGGGCCGCGTTCCAAGGCCCTCTTGGGGTTGGATTCGGATGCTATGATCAGCATGTCGGAGGCTAGAGACAATATGGGGCTTCTGGTGGACGGTTCTGTGCGGTGGCATCGGGCCTTGGGCAAGATTGATCTGGATACCAAGAACTACGTTTTGAATGCTTTGAAGCGCAAAGATAACGTGCGTAATCCTCGAATAAAGGTTAGTACTATACACTCAATGAAGGGTGGGGAGGCCGACAACGTTTTGGTCATTCCGGACCTGTCTTATGCGGCTCATAAGGAATATCAAAAGAATCCGGCGACTGAACACAGGGTCTATTACGTTGCTGTCACCAGAACCAAGAAGGCGTTGCATATAATGCTACCTGAGACGAATCGGTTCTACGACTTATGAAACCAGACGAGATTTTAAAAACAGCAGCGTCACTAGTAAGTGGAGATCGCGCCGAGCAATATGGCGACTACACCATCATGCACCAAAGGGCGGCAGACCTCTGGAGTGCATATTTAAAAGTTGAGATTAAACCGGCAGACGTTGCCCTTTGCATGGCGTTATTAAAAGTAGCAAGGAACGAAATGGGCCAAGTCAAGCCAGATAACGGTATTGACGCTTCCGCATACGTAGCCTTGTGGTCAGCAATGATGGGAGACAAAGATGCGTGAGGACCTGTTTGACGAGCCTGTCTGGTTCCCTCCGGAACATTTGCCAGACTTGTCCGGCGAGAAAATTATCGCCATAGACACTGAGACACGGGATCCTCACCTACGAGACTTGGGGCCAGGGTGGGTTAGAAACGATGGAAACCTTATAGGAATTTCTGTTGCCGCCTCTGAGTGGAGCGCCTACCTGCCGATTGCCCACGAAGGCGGGGGGAACATGGCAAAAGACCTCGTACTCAGGTGGCTCCAAGACCAATTAGACCACGGAATGTCTGTGGTATTCCACAACGCGCAGTACGATCTAGGGTGGCTCTTGAGCGAGGGTGTTGAGGTCAAGGGTAAAATACTCGATACCATGGTCGCTGCACCGTTGGTGGATGAAAACCGTTTCAGTTATTCCTTGAATGCTTTGGGCGCCACTTATCTTGGTGAGCGTAAGGCGGAGGAGGACTTACGAAGGGCGGCGGGTCAGCATGGTGTCGATCCCAAGGCAGAGATGTGGAAGCTGCCGGCAGACAGGGTTGCTGCCTACGCGGAGAAGGACGCGACCCTCACACTTAGCTTGTGGCATGTTTTGCACAAGAAATTGATGGAGGAAGACTGCGAGAAGATCCTTGATCTGGAGTTGTCTCTGCTTCCTATGGTGTTTGAGATGAAGCGCCGGGGTGTTCGGGTTGACGTGTCCAAGGCTGAACAAACAAAAAAACTTCTGACGGACAAGGAAAACAAGCTTCTTGGGGAGGTCCACAAAGAATCCAATGTTCATCTGGAGCCTTGGAATGCCAGAAGTCTGGCTACGGTGTTTGATAGTTTGGGATTAAGCTACGAACGAACTGAAAAATCGGATGCTCCCAGTTTCACCAAACATTTCTTGAAGACCCATGAACATCCTGTTGCGCGGAAAATCTTGGAGATACGCGAATACAATAAGGCAAATACGACCTTCGTTGATACAATTCTTAATCATCAGCATGATGGTCGAATCCACTGCCAGTTTAACCAGCTGCGCTCAGATGAAGGAGGGACTGTTTCGGGGCGATTTTCTTCCAGTAATCCAAACCTGCAACAGGTGCCCTCTAGGCATCCAGAGATAAAATCTTTGATTAGGGGGCTGTTTATCCCGGAAGACGGTTGCCGCTGGGGAAGCTTTGACTACAGCGCCCAAGAGCCTCGCTGGATGATGCACTACGCTTCCTTAACGCCCTCGACCAAAAATAACGAAAAAGTTAAGGAGATTGCGGAGCAATACCAGAATGACGACTTGGACTTCCATCAGATTGTTGCCGATATGGCTGGTGTAAGCCGGACACATGCCAAAACCATTAACCTTGGGATCATGTACGGCATGGGCATTGGTAAGTTGGCGCAGACCTTGGGTGATATTCCTTTTCAGGAAGCCAAGTCTCTCCGGAACGAATATGACGAGAAAGTTCCTTTTATTCGTGCGCTCGCATCTGCTGTAATGGATGCTGCCTCGAAGCGTTCTGAGTTAAGAACCTTATTGGGCCGGAAGTGTCGATTCCCCATGCGCGAGTTGAAAGGATATTCCAAGGAGTACAAGAAGCCTATCCACGCAGAGAAGCTGGAAGAGCGTTGGGAAGATGTTCTGAACACGCCTGTTGAGGAAAGAGACAAGAACTGGGCCAGCATGAACCCGGAGAGATATCAGGTTGCGTTTGTATACAAGGCTCTCAATCGATTAATCCAGGCTTCGGCGGCCGATCAGACCAAGCAGGCGATGAAAGACTGCATGGACCATGGACACTGGCCCATGCTCACGGTTCATGACGAGCTCTGCTTCTCAATAGAGAGCGATGAACAGGTGACAGAGATCAAGGGTTTGATGGAGAATTGTGCGCCGGGTCTAACCATACCGTCCAGGGTAGACGTAGGGTTGGGTGATAATTGGGGTTCAGCTAAATAACCTAGAAGTTGACTTTCCCTTGAACGCCAAACGTTGTGTCATTGGGACGCCCCTCATTTATGCCTCGAGATCCGTATAACGATACGTTTCCTCTGCCCATGGGGATGGGGATGTTCATGGACCCAGAGTAAGATTTGTCGTTCTTATTGGGCTCGGTGTACTGAACGCGGACTGTCGGGGCGCTGTTTCCGAACATTCCGCGAAGAACCTGCCCTTGTCCGCCAATACCACGGCTTCTATCAGAATTCGTAAAGGTGCCCCCTTGTACGTTTTGGAACGTGGATTCACTTTGACCATAACTAACGTTTGCAGAGTTAGGCCGAAGAATTTTGTCCATGAAGTCAGGGACCACGCCGTCAGGGAACATGGCGCGTATTCCAACATTGTAGCTGGTTGATTTCTGTTCCTGATTTTGAAGGCGGAAACGGTTTATAACTTCTTGAGGAATACCCATAGATTCTGGAGTTACTTCTTCCGTAGATCTTCCGTAGTTTCCGGTTAAAGTTAAAGCATCCCCTAATGAAATACCGCCATCGGGCGTCCGAACATTAAAGTTTGATCCGGTAACGCCGGGCGCACCTTCGTATGCTTTGAAACTTCCGAGTCCGAGGTTCAGGGTGTCTTTAGGTTCTGCGGAGTTCTGGGCAAGACCACCATCAGCAAACGTATCCCCATCTTCGTCAGAATCACCGTAGCTATTATCATCTTCGTCGTCAGGGCCAGAGGCAGCGCCAGCTCCAGCGCCTCCAGCGCCTCCAGCTCCAGAGGCAGCGCCTTCTTCGGCGTCTGTTGCGTCTAGAGCATCTAATCCAGGTGACGATTTCTCGCTATCATAGGAAACGTCTTCTTCTTCGCCAGGCGACCCACCCGGCCCCGGCATGGATGTCTCCCAACTATTGTAATTGGTACCCGGCACACCCTCTACCACATCGAACGGTGTGTCCAGATCTTGGCGACCTGCTAGGTCATATTGATTAAACAAGTTTTCTTGATAGCGTGTGGGAAACAGACTCCGAAAAGCAGCCCCCAAAAAAGAGGGGTTTTGTATTCCTAAATTTCTATCTCTCTCTCTTTGAGATTCGACGTCTATCTGCGAAGCAAGAGCAGATACCCCTAGGCCCAGAGGACCTAGCGGCGCCAATGCCGCAATCCCTGCTTTCATCCCAAGGGTTCCAAGAACATCTAAACTCGTAGGATCTTTTGCATTGTAGGCATCCACGGCCGCGTTCACACCAAGACTAGGAACGCCAGAAATGGCTGAGGCAAGGCTCA